GGACAGACCATTCCTACCTGGGTGAGAAATCAAAACTGGTATGTGCAGGAGGTTTCCGGTGATCGTGCTGTCATCAACAAGAACGAGAGCGGTACGAATGCTATCATGTCCCCGGTTCGTGTGTCTGATCTGGCTCCTGTGAGCGGTAGTGGTGCCACTACTTATCGTGTCCACACTGTGGCCAAAGGAGACACCCTTTGGGGCATTGCTGTCAAATACCTTGGAAACGGTACACAATACAAGGAAATCAAGACTCTCAACGGCCTGACCAGCGACACCATCTTCAGCGGACAAAAACTGAAAATTCCTAACTAAGCCTAAAGCCCATCGAGCCATTTCGGTTCGGTGGGCTTATTTTTTTTGCTCAAAAAATTAGTGCGTTTTTTCGGCCAAATGGCATATTCACCTCCAGTGGGTAGTGAGGAAGCCCCTCGGATCGGAGGAACCCACTATGACGGATTTGCAGAAAGAACAAATCAAAACCTTGCGTTTACAGGGCATCGGTTATGTAAAAATCGGTGAGGCACTCGGTATTTCAGATAATACGGTACGCTCATTCTGTCGTCGCAACGGTCTGGGCAATGCGGCAAAAAACACGGTTGTCTGCAAGAACTGCGAAAAACTGATAAAAATCATTTCCAAGCAGAAGCCACGAAAGTTCTGCTCGGACGCTTGCCGGATGTCTTGGTGGAATAGCCACCAAGACAGTGTGAATCGGAAAGCAGTATATGAGTACACCTGCGCCCACTGCGGAAAACCGTTCACGGCATACGGCAATAGCGGACGCAAATACTGCAGCCACCAATGCTACATCTCTGATCGCTTCGGAGAGGAGCGTGGTGGCTGTGACTGATGCCTATCGTGCCAACCTGGAATGCTACCTGGCATCCATGCTCCACGCAAAGCGGATGCTGTCGATGGGGATTTTAACCCCGAAGGATTACGCCATAATTGATACAATGCAGGGCGAGAAATTTGGAATATCTTCGTGTAGTATATATCGCGGGATCGACTTGATATATAGTGGCTTCAGAGGTAATATGTCACACTACGAGGAGGTGACAAAATGCCAAGAGCAATAACCATTATACCAAAGCCACCGAAATTGGATAACAAAAAGCGGGTTGCAGCCTATGCCCGCGTGTCGAGCGGCAAGGATGCCATGCTCCACTCGCTGTCCGCCCAGGTCAGCTACTACAGCGACCTTATCCAGAAACACGATGACTGGCTCTATGTTGGCGTGTACGCTGATGAAGCCAAGACCGGCACAAAGGATTCCAGAGCAGACTTTCAGAGATTGATTGCAGACTGCCGTGCCAGAAAAATCGATATAGTGATTACCAAGTCCATCTCCCGCTTTGCACGAAACACGGTCACATTACTACAGACCGTCCGTGACTTCAAAGCCTGGGGGGTGGACATTTTCTTTGAGGAGCAGAATATTCACACACAGAGTTCCGACGGCGAACTGATGATGACCATCCTGGCATCCTATGCCCAGGAAGAGAGCCGATCTGCCAGTGAAAATCAGAAATGGCGCATCAAGCGGAACTTCGAGGAAGGGATGCCTTGGAACGGGGCCATGCTTGGATATCGGCTGAAAAACGGTCGGTACGAGATTATCCCAGAGGAAGCCGAACTTGTCCGCCGTATTTACACAGAGTACCTTTCCGGCGATGGCTACCTTACCATTGCCAAAAGACTGAATGAGGACGGCATCCCGTCACGCTTCGGCAAACAATGGGGTCAATCCGTAATTTCAAAGATACTCAGCAACTACACCTATACGGGAAATCTGATTTTACAGAAAACCTTCCGCGAGAACCACATCACCAAGAAAACCATCATCAATAACGGTGAACTGCCCAAGTACCACGCAGAGGATGCCCACGACGCCATCATCGACTTGGCAACCTTCCAGGCAGTACAGGCAGAGAAAGCAAGGCGGGCGGCTCGGTTCATCAAAAAGCCCACCCCAAAGAAAACATACCCGTTCACAAGCCTTCTGGTGTGTGACAGCTGCGGAAAGAACTACCGCCGCAAGGTCACGAGAACAGGTCCCGTTTGGGTCTGCGGAACTTTCAATTCACAGGGCAAAGCCGCCTGCGCTTCCAAGCAGATCCCAGAGGAAACTCTGCAAAAGGTAACTGCAGAGGTGCTTGGGCAGGCAGACTTTTCAGAGGCATTACTCCACAGGCTCATAAAGAGCATCCTGGTCTGCAGCGGGAATGTGCTGATTTTCCGTTTCTTTGATGGTTCGGAGTTCACACGGATATGGCAAGACCGCTCACGCAGCCAAAGTTGGACGGACGAGATGAAAGCTGCCGCCCGTCAGAAAGCCCTTGAAAGGAGAAACCCCAAATGCCTAAAATCACAATGATACCCGCAACCATAAACCCACTGACGCATCTGCCTTCAGTGGCAGCACGGAAAAGACGTGTCGCAGGATACGCCCGTGTTTCTACGGACAGCGATGAGCAGTTCACCAGTTACGAAGCCCAGGTGGATTATTACACCAAATTCATACAGTCCAAGCCGGAATGGGAGTTCGTGAAAGTCTATACGGACGAAGGCATTTCCGGCACGAACACCAAACGCCGTGAGGGTTTCAAAGAGATGATTGCGGATGCCCTGGCAGGCAAAATCGACCTCATCGTTACCAAGTCGGTCAGCCGATTTGCAAGAAATACGGTCGACAGCCTGGTTACCATCCGAAAGCTGAAAGAGAACGGCGTGGAATGCTACTTCGAGAAAGAAGGCATTTATACTTTTGACGGCAAAGGCGAACTGCTCATCACCATCATGTCCTCTCTGGCACAGGAAGAAAGCCGGAGCATTTCCGAGAACATCACCTGGGGACAGCGCAAGAGCTTTTCCGACGGCAAGGTACACCTTCCATACAAACGCTTCCTCGGCTACGAAAAGGGCGAGGACGGACGGCCTGCGGTCATTGAGAGCGAAGCACGGATTGTACGGCTGATTTACAGGCTTTTCCTTGAGGGCAAAACTCCGGCGGGTATTTGCAAGTACCTGGAAGAGTTGGGCATCCCTTCGCCGGGTGGCAAGCAGACCTGGAGCAAGACCACGGTCACCAGTATCCTTCAGAACGAAAAATACAAGGGTGATGCACTGCTTCAAAAGAAATTCACGGTGGATTTCCTGGAAAAGAAGATGAAACCCAACGAGGGCGAAGTACCGCAGTATTATGTGACGGGCAGTCATCCCGCCATCATTGAGCCGGACGAATGGGAACAGGTGCAGGCAGAGTTCGCCAGACGCAAAACCCTGGGGAAAGCCTACAGCGGCAAGAGCGTCCTTTCTGCCAAGCTGTTCTGCGAGGACTGCGGTGCCTTCTTCGGTCCCAAGGTTTGGCACTCCACCGACCAATACCGCCGCACCATTTGGCAGTGCAACGGCAAATTTGCAAACGAGGAACGCTGCCACACTCCTGTGGTGGACACCGAAACCATACAGCGGCTTTTCATAAAAGCCTACAATCTGATGATGCAGGATCGAGTGCAGATTATAAAGGAAATCGAAGCATGGCGTCAGAAGCTGATGGACTTCGGAACACTGGATGCCGACATTGAACGGCAGCTTGAAGAGACCCAGGTGGTTGCTGAACTGGTCAAGGCGGCGGTCAAGGAAAACGCATCCACGGCACAGTTGCAGGAAGCCTACCTCAAAAAGTACGAAGCCCTTACCAAACGGTACGAGAAAGCGGCTGCGGAACTGGAAAGGCTGCAGAGCCTACGCACCGCCCGCAGTCAGCAGGACAAGAAGATGGTGCTTTATATCCGCACCCTCAAGAAACAGCCGGAGGTAATGCACGACTGGAACGACACCATCTGGACGGTGATGATTGAAAAGGCCATCGTCCACAAAGACGGTCAGATTACCTTTGTATTCCAGAACGGCACGGAAATCAAAGTAGGAGCGTAATAAACACATAAGACCGCAAGACTGCACACCTTTTTGGGTGAACGGACTTTGCGGTCTTGTTTTTACGGTCCTGAGGAATAATTAAAAGATGCACACCCCTTTTGCCAAAAATGCACACCCCACAGACCTTTCGTTAAAAGGTATAGGGGGAGAAAACGTAACAGGCTCCACGGTGACCATTTCAAAATCACCGTAGAGCCTGTTATCGTTAAAAAGTATCGGAAAACCCTTGCAAATAGGGGATTTTGCAAAAAGAAACTGGACACCCGCTTCGATACTCATTGTATCAAAACTGGTGTCCAGTTATGGTCGAGGTGAGAGGATTTGAACCTCCGGCTTCTACGTCCCGAACGTAGCGCT